GAGGTCGTCGTCGTTGTTGTGGATGAGGTTGTAGATACCCATTCCCCCAAGCCTAATGTCAGGCCTGTAATTGTGAGGTTGCCTGGTTGACAGCATGAGTCAGTCGAGTACTGCTGGAACGCAAACACATCCCCAGGCTCAACCTGAATCAAACCTGATCCGATGGCATTGTTCTCATTCGTCAACTTCGTGACAACCCCGTTGAGAATGATTTGTGGCGGGTCATACCAAGACCCATCGTTCGTCTGATAAGCCCATTGGAAACCGAGTTCGTTTGTTTCCTCTGGGATGATGGCCTCAAGTTTCACCCAATGGGATTGACCAGCACACGTACCACCATCAGCACCAACAAGCCTGAACCCACCCTCAACCGGTACAACCTGCCCACCCTCAGCAGCGAGACAAGACTTCGAGAACTCCCAAACACCAAACCCGTCAGCCTCAGCCTTGGAACTAGTGAAAAGAAAACCTACTAACGCTGGGAAGAAAACTATATAGCGGGAAACTCGACCCAAGCCTGATTTGCTTCGTCCCACAGATAATCTTTCCCATCCGCAGGGTAATCAATCGGTGCTTGCCAATCATAGTTTGCATCAAGAACCCAAGATGGGTATGGACGAGGTGAAATGAAATCGTTTGTTTCTGCGTCGTAGGTGTACCCAAAACCTGCGTAAGTTTTGTTTGGGTTGTCTATAAAAGTTTCCACCCACAAACCTTGGTAACGGTCTGGGTTTGCATCAATAAATTCTTGCGTGACGGCATGAACGCCAATCACAATGTTGTTTTCGTCAACGTGTGCAAAAAATGTTTCACTCATGACTTAAACCTTACATAAACAATTCCGCTACCGCCTGCGGCGCCTACAGCAGTAGAGCCTGCTGTGTTACCACCACCGCCGCCACCGCCACCTGTGTTGGCTGTTCCTGCTGTGCGACCTGTGCCACTAGATGAAGTTCCACCGTTTCCGCCGCCGCCTGTTCCTGTTCCGCCTGTTCCACCGTTAGCGGTTGAACCACCACCACCACCGCCAATAAAAGACGACGAACCACCGATAAACAATGAACGGTCATAGCCTGTTCCGCCAGCACCACCAGTAGTTCCTGAAACAGCATTTCCACCAACAGCACCAACACCACCACCGCCACCACCTGGCAGGTTTGTCCCAAACATTGATGTTCCACCATTAAAACCTTGCGCACCACCAAGTGAAGCAGTACCAAAAGTTCTGTTATAGGTTGCACCACCACCGCAACCACCAGCACGACCATCGTTGTTTTCGTTGCTTCCACCTGAACCACCACCAAAAGCTGCCACAGCCCCTATAACGCTTTGATTTCCTGATGTGTCGCTTGCACCACCAGCACCGATAGTTATTGCTTGGTTAGCAGAAAAATATAAAGTTTCTAAAACTTTGCCACCAGCACCGCCACCGCCTGCGTAACCAAAACCACCACCGCCACCACCGGCAATCATCAAAACATCAAATAAGCCAGGTTTAGTTACCGTCAAAGTTCCGTCGGTTGTAAAAGTTAAAAGCGTGTATGCGGTACCAGCAACACTCACAGAAGTTGCAGAACCACCTGTTGCTGAACCGTATCCTGCACCAACACCCTCCCATGCTGTGCCGTTGTACACCTGCAAGTTTGTTGCGGTTGAATATGCAACCATTCCTGCTGATGGGCTTGGAATGGCTGAGGATCGTGCTGCGGTTCCTGCGAACACCATCACAGATTGATCCATCAAATATCCGTTTACGTCTGCTGCGTTTAGTGTGTCGCCAGGCGACCATTCTTTTCTTCCAAGTCCAGCCATGATGCTCCTACTTTACACGCTCACCCAGGCTGTGCCGTTGTACACGACGAAACCTGTTGCTGTTGAATATGAACACATACCTGTTGAAGGTGAAGGAATCGCTGATGAACGTGCAGCTGTACCAGCGAACACCATCACCATCTGATCCATGAGATAGCCGTTGACATCTGCTGCGGTCAGCGTGTCTCCAGGCGACCATTCTTTTCTTCCAAGTCCAGCCATAGTTCCTACAGTCTAGGCGACAGCAAAATCTTCGTCGTCAAGCGGTGAAGAATCAAGCAAGAATGGTGACACCAACTGCACCTGACCCAACCCTAAAAATACTTCATGACGGGATGGGGCGATCTGATGGCGAATGGATTCAACCACCACGTTCTGTCGAATCACCGAAGGTGTTCCAACAGCGAATCGTTTTTCCACCGTCAAAATATCGCCAATCTCCAACGAGGCCATCAACTCCTGCTGAGCCAAAGACAACCCATTCATCAACACACTTGTCTCATTGAACACCACCTCTGGAGTCTCATACCTGTCAAGCAAAGCGACAGCCAAAGCCGAACCAGCAGCATCATTCACCAAAGGCAAATTATTCAACGCAAAGTTCTTGATCCCATACTCAGCCTGTGATGCCGTACCATTCACAACACTCAACACACTCGAACCCTGCACCTGAACCGAAATACGGTTCAACACAGTCTCAGCACCATACAAATTATTTAACGAACGAATCGGAACATCGGTGACCGCAGTTCCACCCAACACCGCCACAGCCGTCCCAAAGGAAACCTGGATACGAGGATCAAACACCAGCATCCCATCACGCGACGCATAGAACCGACCATTCTCCGAAACCTGCAAAGCCTGCAAAGCCTCTAGTGCGTTCGTGTTGTCCTCATACGCAACCGTCCCAACCGTCGCCAACCCAGGGTTAATCTCACGCAACGCAGTCGACCACGACACCTCATTCCTCGACAAGATTGCGTCAACCCGCTGAGATGTCAGCTGTTGCGAAGGATTGAACCCGACAAGGTTGGTTTGGGCTAACTGTGCCAAAGCGTCAACAGCGAGAATCTGTGCTGACGACAACTGTGGCTCATCGTATTCAATGTTCAAGTCATAGATATATCCCTTAAACATCGCAGCCGTTCCAGCCGAACCACCATAAACCTCAATCGCTCGACGTGGAGCAATACCCAAATCTCCCTGATACCAAGGTGAGTCTGTGTTCAACGGATCGAATGACCTGCCAGATGCACGGTCATCAGCGAGGATGGCAAGCGTTCCGGTGTTGAATGTGTCCAGCTGGTTGGTGCGTCCACGATTGATCGTGATGTTCTGAACATACTCAGTAATATCTACGAACTCTGTGGAACCCTCAAGGGTGTCCTCACCATCAAGGAGGCTGGAGTCCAGTTTGAAGATGTTGGTTTTGAATCCGACATCCAAATTGACCTTAAGGGTTTCCCCCCATATCGCTTGCCTAGACATTATCTAACGCCAACAAAGTTCCCGATAGAACCAAGCGAGAACGTCTGACCAGAGAAGCCCAAATACTCACGCAAATACTGGTCAATCTCCTGACCAATCTCAATCCCACTAGCACCCAAACCAGCATTGACCTCGATGTTGACATTCCCCATACCGCCACCATTAAACAGGCTTCCAGCATTATTTGCCAAAGTGCTATCAGGAACAAGGTTCGCCATCGGGTTAGGCATCCCACCCAAAACCTTCGGATACTTCCTAATCAACTCAGCAGTAGCCTCCAACGACTTATTGAACTCATCCTGAGCGTTCTTCGTGTTAGTGACCGCATCCTCCCAAGCCTCATACGCTGACACCTGCGCACGAGTCGCATCCTCAACATCTTCCAACGCTCGGTCATAAAGAATAGAACCAACAGTCGCACCAAATATCGCATCATTCAGCAACCGTTGCTGGTCATTCAATTCCTTAGTGGATTCGATTTGTGAATCGGTAGCATCCGACACCGACAACTTGGACTCAGCCAAACTAATCTCAGCACGACGAATATCCATCGGTGAAGAAGCAGGGTCTTTACGAACCTCAGCAAGATTCTTCTCAGCATCAGCAACCGAGAACACAGCCTCCTCAACCGCATAAACAGCCCGCTCCTGAGAACGCTGAGCCTTAGCCAACTCAGCCTGCGCAGCCAACGCCTCCGGTGAACCCACACCAAAACCACGCTCAATCTGAGCCAACCTAGCCTGAGCGTTAGCCAAGTCCGTATTCGCATCAGTCAACGACGTGAGAGCTTTACCCTCAGCCTTTTGAGACTTATTAAACCTGTCCTTGGCTTTTGTGCTTTTATCCAAAGCACCTGTATATAGTTCCAACTTTTCTTTAGCGGTCTTAAGAGTCTTGGCAGCACCACCAGTAGAAACATTTGTATCTTTAGTGGCTTTATCAAAGTCTTTCATCTCATCCGAACCGACCTTCAAAGTTCCGTTCACTTGGTCAAATCTTTCATTCACACGCTGAAGTTCTGCACCAGTCAAACCAACCTGCGTACCAAGTTTCTTAGTATCCAGAGTGATCTTGGGGATGTTAGGGATCAATGGAATCTTGTTGAATACATCAATCAAAGTATTCACAGCAGACACAGCGATATTGGCTAACGCTGTCTTCATCTCATCAAACTTGCCAACAAAACCTTTCACAGCATTGACAGCGATGTTCGCAATACCTTTAACAAAGCCAGCAAACATATCTGGGATCGCAGCAACCAAAGCAACAACTGCACCACCAAGGCCAAGGATGAGTTGACCACCAATGGTCAAAGTCCACTTAATCAACGAACCACCAAGCCTTGCACCCATAGCAAGAACCGCTGGGATTCCGTCTGAGAGTATCCACTTCCCAATAGTGGCAATCATGTCAACGAGCTGTGCTGGTAACTGACGGGCAGCTTTACCAACAAAACTGGCAAGCGTGTCACCCAAAGACTGAACAGCACTTAACAACTGTGGCAAGCCCTTCGTGTAAATCCATTGGTACCCAGCCATCAAAAACTTAGTCAACTCGTTAATGAACATAGGGATTCGAGGCTCGATCCAACCAGTCAAAGAATCAGCAAGTTGACTGATACCGGCAAACAGCATCGGCAAACCTGAAGTACCAATCCATTCAACCGCCTGAGTGATGAGTTGCCCCAACGCCTCCAAGACTTTCGGTGCTGCCTCTTTGAACCTATTGGCGATGAAATCAAAACCGCCAGAAACCCCACCCTCCTCTAAAGCGGTACCAAAGTTTCGGAACGCTGGAACAACCGAATCATTCAGGAACCCGACAGCACTACCCAACGCCGGAAGCAACGCAATTCCAACCGCTGTAGACAAATCCTTAAAATCGTTCTGTAGAGCTTGTAGTTGACCTTCTGGTGTATCTCGAAGACTTTCGTTGAAACCCTCATAGGTAGAACCCAAGACTGCAACCAAAGCAGCAGCTCGTTCGCTCTCTGTGCCAGATTTGATTGTTTTCTTTGTTGCATCATCGAGGACGAAACCAGTCTTAGTTAGTGACGCAAAGTTTCCCTGTAGGGCTTGGGCTAGTCCGTTGGTTGACGATTTGAAATCTTCGGCTGTGGCACTAGCACCTTTTTCTGCTGTTACATAATCAAGAATTGCTGGGGTCAGCGTTTTGATTGTGTCAACTGAAAGGTCAAAGGTTGCCAACTGTGCCTGGACAACCGAGGTGGTACCTGCCGAAACAACACCAAGATTCTGTAAGGCTTGTGCTTGTTTGTTTAGAGAATCAATTTGCTCGTCTGATGCACCTGTGGTGGTTTGTAAGATTTTCCTAAGCCTGTTTTGCTCTGCTTCTGATTCAATAGCAGCCTCAACCGATTTGTATAAGGCAGCACTAACAGCAGCGAAGGCAGCGGTTCCTGCGACAGCAACCGTTTTGAAAGACGGCATAATGCTCTTGAACTTTGAACCAAGGTTCGTGTCAACCTGTTTACCTAAAGTTCCTAGGTCATCACCGACTTTTTTGATGCCTTTAGTGGCAGCAAGCGTATCGGAAATAAACTTAACAACGAACGTCCGCTCACCAGCCATGCGACGATTCTACTCAATAACAGACAACCCATTCCGCAAAGCAACAAACTCATCAAGCATCGCAGAATACAAAGCCTTCCCAGATAGGCCATCCCAACGAGAAATATCTACAGGCTCATTCCACCAAGCCTCAGACAATATCTCTGCACCAGCACGACGAGCACGAGGCTGACGCACCTGCTTCGAGCGAGGCGACACAGGGTTGATGACAGGTTCAACATCCAACCTGAACGACGAATCCAACAACACACCATGACCCTCATGGAACTCAAACGGCTGATCCGGTGCATGCTGTGGCAGATAGAAAATACGAGCAGGGTCTTTCGTTGCCTCGTCACCACGCAGGTTGATTCGCTCATGCAACTCCTGCCACACCACCCGCCACAACGAAGCAGGAACCTTCTCCGCTAACGGCAACACCAAGTGATAGTGAGGGTCATCCAACCGATGCGAATAAGTCGAATACGCAAACCACTCCAACCCATCCAACCGCGCCTCATCAAACGCTTCACCGTCCATGTCCACAACCAACGCCTCAACAGACCTGACGTTACGGTTACCACGAGTCGTACCCTGGTCATACTCAACCGGAGACCACAACGCCCCCGCAGCCTTGACAGCATTCTCCTCATGGAACGACAACAGCTCCTTGAGTTGCTCCCAAGACGAAGCGAACCGCTTCGGATAAATAGACTTCACATCCTTAAACAGAACAGCCATAACCCCTCCTACCTAGAGGGTACAGGAAACCCAGCCGAAGTCAAGCCTTATCTTTGAGGGTGTTCAACACGTTCTGAATAGCGTCCAGATACTCTCTAGCGATGTTCTCTTTTTCCTTACGGACAGTAGGCCAAAAGAAGTAACCAGACCTGTAACGATGCCTCAAGAATTGTCTTGTTGTTGGTCTAGCCCCACCACCGAACTCAGCACCAAAGAACACGTCGCCTCTGGTCACGGGTTTCTTGCGGTTCTTGCTCGGATTGGACTTAGAAATAAATGGCGATTTATGGCTAAGAGAAGCCGTAGGGATACGGTCAGACCTTGCCTTCATTCCTCTCATCACCTGAATCGCTTGACGAGAACGTGTCACAGTCGCAGCCTCAGCCTTAGCCTTAATGACTATGTTCGCTGCCACCTGGCGGGATGCCTTGCGCATCTCTTTATCAAAGTTTTCATTCGCTTTTGAAGCCTCGCGCAAAAACTTTACAATGCCAATAATCTCAACCGCATCGTTGCCACCGGTGATTGTGACTTGACCTGCTCTGCCTAATGCTTGCGCCATAACAACAGACTACCTGTTTAGATGAATTGCTCTCCAACGCAAATAAGCAAACATCGTGAAAATCATTCGAGGTGATTCTGTCAGCAAAATTGAAGGGGCGATACCTGTCTCAACAGACAGGTACGCAATCATCCAATGGGCTGACTGATCTCCAAAGGGACGATCACAGCTTGGTCAGCATCACCAATCGATAAAGACTCAACGTCGTTAATCCAAGAATCAAAATCCAAGCCCGTCTTCTTCTGACGATACTCAGAATGCCAACCAATAAAAGCCAAGTCTGTAAGCGTTAGTTCTGCTTCAAACTTTGCAACACTTCGGTTAAACTTGTTTTCAAAAGCGATGAAGTCAGGAAACGCAGCAACAACTGTGCGAGTCTTCTGATCCAACGCCGATGTGACCTCTAGTGCTATCTTCATTTTTCCTCCGCAGGGTTAAGGGTTACTTAGAAAAGATTATGCGCCAGAACCAGTCTTGGTTACGTTGCCGTCGATTGGATAAGTGATTGACGCGGTAGCGATGTCGCCAACAGCACCATTGATGCTCTGCCAAGTCAACGGAAGCACATTAAACGCATACTGCGGATTGGTGCTTGAAGCGGAAGCAGTTCCGTTTGGCTTAACCGTCATAGGTACAGCAGTACCCGCAGCCCAAGCGTCATAGAACAACTTCTCAATCGTTGGGTAATCCTGATGCAACTCAAGAGTGATCGAGTTGTCTGCAAGACCTGCGATGCGAGTAACCGCACCACCCGAACCGAAACTAGTTGTAGCAACTTCAGCCTTGGTCAAATCCAATGTAATTGAAGCTACATAATTTGAAATGTCTGTTGAAGCTGTGCCGAAGGTGACCGCTACGTTTGTGAGAACTTGCTTTGCCATGTTTGATACTCCTGCCTTCCGGCACTCGAAGAATTACTAATGAAACTATACACGCCAGCAGGACGACGAATCAACAGACTAAGCGTACACCACCACACGGAAGTCAACCATCAGATACGTTGCATCGTTGCCATCCATCGTGGAGATATTCGAAGCAGACTCAACCAGCAAGTTCTGCACCACACCACCCAAAGACCTGTCAGCCTCCAACGCTGCACGAACCGAAGTCGCACCCTCATAAGACAAAAAACCATCCAAAGCCCTCTGAGCTGTACGCTCCGCAGACCTACCCACAACTACAGAGACCACGAAGATATGGGTCACTAGCCCGCCACGCATCGCCCCGTTGTAGGTGATTGAATCCAACATAGGCCAAGCGAACGGAGCATTCAGGTTGTCTGGTTGCTGGGCGTAAGCCCGTAAGCCTGGGATCGTGGCAAGCGCGTTAGAGATACCAGTCTTGATGTCGGTGACTGAGTAACTCATGCAAAAATCCGCATACGACGATAAGGCTCGACTAACTGAGCCATATCAGGGTCAAGGAATCGAGACACACGAATCGCGCCCAAGTCACCGAACCCAGCCACACCAAGAGGCGAGTCGTAGCGTTTGAAGATTCGTGAAGCCTGAATGATTGTGGCTTGCGTGATTGGCTCCGGCACAGAAGGCCAACCGAACACAGCAGTCACTTGAACCAAAGCCTGCTCACCATAGTTCGCATTCACAGTTGGGAACAGATAAT